TATGACTTGGGAACCTATAGCGGGCTGGCCAAGATACGACATTAATTTGCATGGCGTCGTGAAGTCAGCGGACATGCACGTCCGCGCCAAGAACGGCGGTCTGGCTATACGAAAAGGTCGCATTTTGCGTCAAGTCATTAAGGCTAACGGCTATGCATATGTAACGCTGACATCTGCCAACAAGCGAGCACAGCTAACAGTTCATAGTTTGGTAGCGCGGACTTTTATCGGACCGCGTCCGGTCGGAATGAACGTGCTGCATACGGATGGTGATAAGACTAACAACTATTGGAAAAATCTGCGCTACGCTACACAAGCTGAAAACCATGCGGATACGTTAATTCATGGCCGTCGTCCGCGAGGGGTTAGCCATCCGGCGGCAACGCTAAATGAGCAGGACGTAAAAAAGATACGGGCGAGCAATAAAAGAGGGGCCGAATTAGCCGCTCAATATGGCGTAACCGCCGCGCATATCTCTTCTATCCGGTCGCGCCGCGTCTGGAAGCACATATAAACGGGTGTCAAATGACATTGTTCGAATACTTTACTTCGCTCGCGCCGGAAGGCGAGACAGCGCTGATCGTCAAACAGATCGACACGGGCAAGCTGCACGCTGACGGAACGCCGCGCTATACGTGGCCAGCTTACATGCCGTCGCACAAGCGCCGTGAGGGCGAGAGCTGGTTCATCAATACCGGATCGTTCATCATCGACCGATTCAAGAACGGCAAGCCGTCTGCCAGCGTGGCGTACTGCACACATGTTCTGTTTATGATGCTGGACGACATCGGGACGAAATCGAAGACGCCGCCACTCGCTCCGACCGCTATCGTTGAGACGAGCCCCGGCAACTTCCAATATTGGTATGCCTACAGCGATCAACCTACGGTTGAGCAGCATTGCGCCGCGCTGTCAGCTATTGCACGCGCAGGCTACACCGATCCGGGCGCGACGAACGCCGTGCGTAACTGTCGTCTTCCGGGCAGCGTAAATGTCAAGCCTGGACGCGAAGCGTTCGAGTGCCGTGAAATAGAGTTTTCGAAGCTAGAATATACGTTAGAAGAAATATGCGCCGCGCTTGGCGTTACGCCCGACGAAGAGAGCAGCCGCGCAAATCATTTACGTCTTACGGATACCGGAAGCGATGACGTGCTGGCGTGGCTCAACGAGCAGGGGCTTGTTACGTCGCGCGTAAACAGTGAGGGCTGGTGCGGCGTCGTGTGCCCGAACCATGCCGAGCATACAGACGGCCAGCTAGAAGCCCGCTACATGCCGCAGTCGCGTGCGTTCTGTTGCTACCACGGCCATTGCGAACATCTCGACAGCAATTATTTCTGCGAGTGGGTGGCCGAGCAGGGCGGCCCGAAGCATCGACCGGGGATCCGCGAGGAACTGATCGCCGAGGCGATGAAGCCGCTCAGCAGCCTGAAGCCGACGAAGGCCAATCCTGACGTAGCGGCGCAGATCATCGCCGAGACCGAACGCAAGCAGGCGGGTCGCGAATCGCGCAGCGAGTGGCATGACCGCTTCGCCTATATCATCTCCGATGACGCCTACTTCGACAAATACACATGCAGCGAGATCAGCCGCAAGGCGTTCAACGCTCTGTTCAAGGGCGTCGAATGCGTGATCTCTAATTCTGAAGGCAAGAAGCGCCGGATCGAGGCGTCGGCGTGGTTTGACACGTTCCGTGAAGACAAGGGCGCTTACGCCCTGCACGGCCTGACCTACGCAGCCGGCGAGGACTGGATGGTCACGAAAGACGGGCTCGTCTACGGCAACATGTGGCGCGACGCCCGGCCGGAGATCAAAGGCCCGGTCGGCGACCCGCAGCGGTGGATCGATCACTGCCGGCGGCTCGTCCCCGACGAACAAGAGCTTGAGCATATATGGGACGTGATGGCCTATAAGGCCCAGCACCCGGACGTAAAGATCAACCATGCGATCCTGCATGGTGGCAAGGGCGGCTGCGGCAAGGACACCATGTGGGCCCCCTTTATCTGGAGCGTGTGCGGGCCGCATGAGAAGAACAAGGGCCTGATCGACAACGACAGCCTGACGAGCCAGTGGGGCTATCAGCTAGAGTCGGAGATAGTCGTTCTTAACGAGCTGAAAGAGCCGAATGCGGCGGATCGTCGTGCGCTCGCAAACAAGCTGAAACCGATCATCGCCGCGCCGCCGGAGACGCTCGTTATTAACCGCAAGGGCCTGCATCCTTATCAAATGGTTAACCGGCTGTTCATGCTGGCGTTCACCAATGAGGATATGCCGATCACGCTTGATTCAGACGACCGGCGATGGTTCTGCGTGTGGTCCGACGCGCCCAAGATGACGCCGGGCGAGGCGCAGGCGATGTGGGGCTGGTATCACAAGGGCGGCTTCGAGGCCGTGACCGGCTGGCTGCGCGCGCGGGACGTATCGAAATTCAACCCGCAGGCGATCCCGCCCATGACGGAATACAAGACTAAACTGATCTATGTCGGCATGAGTAACGCCGAGAGCCATGTCTATCACATGATCGAAAAGGGCGAAGCGCCGTTCAACGTCGATGTTATCAGCGGGCCGTGGCATACAATTTTGGATAAGCTAAACGATACCATGAAGAATACGACCCGTGTCGTGCGTCCGGCGCTGTTCCATGCGTTGAAGGAAACGGGCTGGGTTGACAAGGGGCTCTGCTACTCGTCAGACTTCCCATCGAAAAAGCATTGTTTTGTGAAACCCCATCTGGCGGATTGGAACCGGTCGGACGTGCGGCGTAAGCTGGCCGCAATAACCGGCGAAGGGAAGGATAAGGAAAATGTCGTCTCCCTCGCTGAACGTCTACCCAATATTCCTAAAACATCTGGGTGATCTGACCGAGGCCGTCGAACTTTACCTTGACTGGGCGTCCAGTCCGGGGGACGATGAGTGTCCGTCCGAGCTGATCGACCAGCTATGCCACGCGCATGAGCAGGCTCGGGCGCTACTGGACGGGCTCGGCTATGGTTCAGAACCTAATTGATCTGTTGATCTGCTGCGGTGCATGGCACTTAGAATACGGGTTCGGGTGGCCTCGTCCCGTATCTCGTCCAGCGCCGATTCGAGAGCGAGCCGCAGCCGTGCGGCCTCGTCCAGCGCCCCGGTGATGGCCCACTGCGCGCGTTGACGCGCTTCGGAATATCCGGCAAGGTAAGCCTTTGATACTTCCTGTTGGAGCGCCTTCAGGCGTTCCTCATATTCGGGTGCGTTCATGCCAAAGCCCTCCGGCCGGATTGAATACATGCGGCAGGCCCCTGCGTCCAGCGATCCTATCGCGGATTTTCTGGGCAAGTCTCCCGAGCAGCAGGCGTTTTGGGAGCGTGCGCGGGCGTTCCAGCAGGCGCAGGACTATAGCGGGCTCGACGACACGGGCGCGGGCGTCGACGCGTATCTACGCAAGGAAGAGATGCGGCGGCGGCTGCTGTCCTACTTGCAGCCCTATCTCGAAATGACCGGGCTCTATCAGAACACCATGGCCCCGCCGTCGCAGAATATGATGCGCGGAATCTTTGGCTTACGCGAGCGCAATCAGTAGATCGCGGACGAGCTTCTCCCCTTTCGGGCTCAGATATATGTGCGTCGCTCTCGCGTCGGTTGGCGAGGGTTTCTGTGTCAGCAGCCCCAGCCCTTCGACTCTAACGCCTTTGCTGTAGGTGCGCCCGCGCGAGCCCAGCCGCGAGATGAGATGCGACGCAGCAGCTTTCTCTATATTCAGCCGGTTTGCATAGGACACGGTCCCCTCGCCCGGATACAGCGCCACCGTCAGAATAAATTCCATCTGTGCGGAAGTCATGTAGGGGCTCATTTTGCGGAATATTTTTACTAGTCTATGTATATTTTCCATTAGACTACCTTTCAGGGAAAGAAAACGCCCGGTTTTTAGGCCGGGCAGTCGGGGAGAAAACGCGGGACGATCTAGCACGCGCCGTCGCCCATGTAAAGAAGATCGAGACGGCGCACAATCTCTTGTTCGGTCATTATTGGATGCTCTGGCGCGGATGGCTCCACAGTGCGCCAGAAAGCCCACAGGGGCGGGTTTACCTGATAGGCTGGTATGTCCCTAGGCAAGTCAGGGATGACGGCCTGTAAGGCTTCATATTGCTCTTCAAAGGTCATTTCAACTCTTCCCTTATCCGCGCGGCCTTGGCTTCTTCTATTGTGTGATAGTAACCTAGATATTTTGTCACGCCATTGGCTTTGATTTTGGCTTGCCAGCGTTTTTTTCTTTTATCGCCGTGAAAGGTTATGCCAGCTACGCCATGCTTATTGTCGCGACGCAGAGGCATGTTCTGACAATTCTCGGCATGGGTAGCCAGCCGTAGATTGTTTATGCGATTATCTGTTTTGTCTCGGTTTATGTGGTCTATTTCATGCGGCGGCCAAAATCCATGGACATAAAACCATGCCAAGCGGTGTGCGCGGTAATTTTTGCGGTCCGCGCATATTATTATGTATCCTTTTTCGGATATTGTGCCGGCGCGTACGCCGACACGTTGGACTTTACCTCTACCATCTACGCGCCAAGTAAACGTGCCCGTGTCAGGACTATAGGCTAACAATTGTTTGAGCCGGTCATGTTGTATCATGGTCTACCTCAGGCCAAGAACAATTTCGATAAGGACGGCAACGATTATAGCGAACATGGTATCATCTTTCCTCATAGGTGCGGACTCCCCGCAGGACGGCGGCGTGCGTGCGACGCATAACGCGCCCAATGGCTGGATAGGAGGCTTTCAGTTCAGTCCGCGCCCTCCACATTATCCGTTGACGGATCGCGCAGCGCCACATCATCCGGTCGTGATTTATCAGCACGCCTACGGTCGTTCCGTTGGCCTTTGCTTCTTCCTCGATTATCCGCATGATCTTTTGATCTATCTCGTCCACTGAAGTCGCCCTCTATTGCGAATGTCAAAGCTCGTGCGGCCACGAACAATGCGCGGTCGTCGGCCTTCGGCAGGTAAATCTGGCCCCATGGCAGGCCGTCAGCGTCGAACAGCGTCAGCGTCTTACGCTCGTTTTGCCATGCTACTTTAGAAAGGTAGACGCGTCTCATTTACGTGACTCCAATTCGGCGCGGATCAGGTCCATGCGTAGCTCGTTTGTCTCATTGCCTAGCATGACCTGCAAAGCGCCCTCTGATAGCACCTTAAGCGCCGCCCGGTAGGGTGCGTAGTCTTCCCATATTTCTTTCATATAGCCCATATCTCTAGCCTCCTATGATGTATGACGCGATAAGGATTAGCGCGGACGCGGCGACAGCCGCGCCCAGTATGATGGCTTCAATCGTCCGCATGATTCAGACAAGCCTCGACCAGTTTTTCGTCTTTATACAGGGCGGCTTCGATGAGGGGGTAAAGGGGGTGCTTCGTGTCAAGCATTAACCCCTTCTCGCCTAGCGCGAGCGGATCCAGTTCAATCGCGTGGATGCACCAGTCGCCGATTGTCCGCCGTGGCCAGCCGCTATCGGGGTCCGGCGGCTCTAACCGAAAGTTTACGTCCGCGACGCCGCTGGCGACGATGTTGCAGCCGGGCAGGATCTGTAGATCATCAAAGTAATATTCCAGATTAGCCATTGGTCCATACTCCCAACCAGTATTTTTCCGATTTTTCGTCGTAAATGTCATTTACTTGCGCCCGCAATAGATCGAGCAGCGGCGGGCGCGGGTTTAGGGTTTCGAGATGGTCGCGAAGCGCCTCGAAAACATCCATGTCCAGTTCAATGGTCAACATCGTGGGTTTCTCCGTATGATTGCAACATCTCGAGCCGTTCAAGCTCGCGATAGAGCGCGGCGGCGTGTTCTACGTCGCCGGTCCATAGGGCGTCCTGAATCTCGCGCCGGACGCGCATAATCTCGGACCATAGGGGGCGCGGGTTATTCATCGCCATAATAGAAGCACCGCGCATAGGTTAGCAGCGTCTCTTGCGACGCGTCGAAGTATTGCGACCAAGGCGCCCCCCAATCCTGCACCTCCAACCACGCGCGGTGCGGCTCGAAGAATTCGTCCAGCTCGCCGCATATGCGCACGGACGGTCCGCCAGTAGTTATAAGGATGCGAAACTCTTCCGCCGTCAGCGTGTCTGCGGGCGACGCCCAACCGCTTCTGACTTCGACCGATAGCGCATCCTCCTGAATTATATATTCAGCGTCGTCACGGTCGGCGCAGTCGCCTGCTGCGGCTTTCAGCTCGGCCAGTTCCTCACGCTCGTCGTCGTCCAATGCCTCCCGGTCGCGCAGCTCTTCGAGCCGGGCATAGTCGCACTCAAGCGCCTCTACCAAGGCCACGATGGATGCGTAGGCGTCGCGTCCGATTTCTTTCAGAGTATCTGTCATTGTAGTCTCTCCTATGTGCGTTTGTTATGATAGCGCCGCGCATGGCGCGACGCCAGTGAATGTTAGACAGTCGCCCATCCCGGCGCGCGGTCCGATATGGTTGATCCTTGGTTGGCGCGCGTCGGCATAAGCAAGCCGAATCCGTCAATATCATCACCGAAAGTAACAAGCGCCGGGCCTTGGCCATTTTGGGCGATTTTGACGCAATCGCCTTTGGCGGCGAGAGCTTTGGCTACCTTGGCGAAATCGCCGACGTATGACGGATTAAACTGCGCCGTCTCGCCTGATATTTCTTTCGGCACAATGCGCCGCCAGTCGGGAAACGAGCCATCAATCGGCGAAAAGACAATGCTTGTCCCGCAATAGTCAATTCGCCAACGATTCGCGCTCTCTTGCGTCAATTCGGCGCGCTCATCATATTTGCCAGGTTTGATTCCGGCGATTATGTCCGCCGGGATGATGATATTGACTGGCGCTTGCGCCTCGGCGGACTGACGGAAGGCCATCGCACGGTGGCCGTCAGTCGCCACGATAAACGCGCCTTCGTCGCTCGCTTGCACGGCAACACCCTTCAAATAATAGCGCGTCTCTTCTTTGCTGGCGACGATGACAGCGGCTTTGAGATATTTGACATTCAGTTCCATTGTATTCACTCCCGGTTAGAATGTGTCGAGACGGATTGTCGCGGCGCGGTAATTATGCGGAAACGCGCCACCGCGCGCGCCCCAGTTTTGGCGGGCGATTTCGCCGCCGTAGCGATTGAAACCGCGCCGCGCGTGGCGCTCCACAATGCGCCATGCTTGCGACAATGTGAGATTGTCGAAGTAGTGCCACGTTGCGCGCGCCTGTTCCTCTGCGTCGGGCGCGTCTACGAATTCAGATATTGTGACGGTGTATCTCATTGTCTTGTTCCTTTGTTACAGTTAGGCGGAAAGAGCCGCGACGATTGCGCCGGCAATGGCGAAACAAGCGGCGAAGGTTTGGATTGCGTCTATGATGGTTGGCATTGTTAGCGCGCCTCGATCGCGTATTGATAGAGCGCGCCATTCTTGGCCGTCATCATGTCGATTGCGTCATTGGCCGCGTCGACGTCGCGATCGATGATCGAATAGTTGCGCTCGCGCAACCAATCGATTGCGAACGCTTCCGCCTGCGAACGGCGCGCGAAACCATCTCTGATAACGCGCCAACGCGGGCCGGCTTCCAGCTCTTTAAAAGTGTAGGTCATTGGACTGTCTCCTTGTGTTCGATGCTCACAAGATAGCGCGGATCGGAGGCGAGTGCAACAAGATTTTTGTTTTAGGTCATCATTTATCTTGTCTTTATCTGTGATTTAGGCGCGGGAAACGCGAGCGATAACCGGGCGTTATACTATTTGAGCTGTTTTTATATATTAAAGGTCAAAAAAATATAAATGTTTACATACGTATACATACAGTAAAAATGTATAGCGACTTAAAACGTCTTTGCTATACCGCCTAATAGGATATACCACCAAATCAGTAGACTATGCGCGCGGTCGTCTAGGCGCGCGTTATTTGCCCTCGCGCAAAAAGTCTGACTCGACTTCAAACAGAATCGCCTAAATAGCACAAATGGCTCGGCTTATGTTTGTTTACATAAACGCATTAACCTTAACTGTTTACGTAAACATGTAGACATTAAGCCGTTGACATTGGGCAGTAGACATTCAGGGTGGGGGAGCTGGGCCTTGGGATCTCCTTTAAGAAATACGCAGCGTCTGCACAAAATTTTTTAATTTTTATTTTTTCGTGCTATAACAAACCATGTTTCACTCACTCCCCTATGAGCCGCGCCAAATCGCCGCGACGGAAGCGGTGCTGGAGCGCATCTATGAAGCGGCGAAGAAGGGCCTGCGCGGCGACTCCATGGCGCTGGCGGCCGGGCTGACGCCGCACGAATACCGGACGCTTGTGCAGCTCGACCCGATTGCGGAGTATGCCGAGACGAAAGGGCGCGCTGACGGAGAGGCGGAACTGGCCGACGTGATGATGAAAGCCGCGCGGAGCGGCGACACCAAAGCGGCCATGGATATGCTGAAGTTCGCGCATAAGTGGACCGCGCCGCAGTCGGTGCAAGTCGAGGTCAACCAGACCATATCTATCACGGCGGCGCTGGAAGAGGCCAAGCAGCGCGTCATTGAAGGGCTAATCATAGATGCAAGCGCCGATCTTCTCAGCGACGGACGAGCAGAGATTGATGGCGACGCTATGGGCGTCGCAGGTGAAGGACGACCCGCTGACGTTCGTGAGGCTGGCGTTCCCGTGGGGTAAGCCCGGCACGCCGCTGGAGGGCCACAGCGGCCCACGCAAATGGCAGCGCGAGGTGCTGATCGAGCTGCGGGACCACATCAAGGCCAACGGCGGGCGTGTGGACTTTGAAACCTTCAGGATGGCCACGTCATCCGGGCGCGGTATTGGTAAGTCTGCCCTCGTCTCATGGCTCGTTATCTGGATGCTGACGACCCGGATCGGGTCGACGACCATCGTGTCGGCCAACTCGGAAGCGCAGCTACGCAGCGTCACATGGGCGGAGATTACGAAGTGGCTCAGCATGGCTTTGCACAGCCACTGGTTCGAGGTAAGCGCGACCCGCGTCCTCCCTGCCAAGTGGATCGCAGAACTCGTAGAGCGCGATCTGAAGCTCGGCACGCGCTACTGGGGCGTCGAGGGGCGGCTGTGGTCGGCGGAGAATCCTGACGCCTACGCGGGCGTGCATAACTTCGCGGGCGTCATGCTCGTATTCGACGAGGCGAGTGGTATTGACGATGCGATCTGGTCCGTGGCGGCAGGCTTCTTTACGGAAAATACTCCTAATCGCTTTTGGCTTGCTTTCAGCAACCCCCGGCGCAACTCAGGATATTTCTACGAATGCTTCAACTCCAAGCGAGAGTTCTGGCGAACCAAGACTGTTGACGCCCGAAGCGTGGAGGGAACTGACAAGGCCGTTTATCAGCAGATTATCGACGAATACGGTCCTGACAGCAGCGCGGCCCACGTCGAGGTCTACGGAGAGTTCCCCAACGCCTCAGACGATCAGTTCATTGGATCCATGCTCGCTGAAGAAGCCATGGCAAGAGCGCCATCAAAGGATCCGTCCGCGCCGATTGTGGTCGGGGTGGACCCGGCGCGGTTCGGGGCGGATGCGACGGTCATCGCGGTAAGGCAGGGACGCGACATCATCGCGATCCGGCGCTACCGGGGCGACGACACCATGGAGGTGGTGGGGCGCGTCATCGACGCAATAGAAGAGTTCCGGCCAGCCCTTGTAGTCATCGACGAGGGCGGGCTGGGCGCGGGCGTCGTCGACCGTCTGAAGGAGCAGCGCTACAAGGTGCGCGGGGTGAACTTCGGCCAGAAGTCCGTCAAACCGTTGATGTATGGCAACAAGCGGGCTGAGATGTGGGGCGCGATGAAGGAGTGGCTGAAGACGGCCTCGATCCCGAAGGACCGCTTCTTGAAGTCCGACCTGACCGGGCCGATGATGAAGCCTGACAGCAAAGGCACGATCTTTCTGGAGAGCAAGAAGGACATGAAGGCGCGGGGGCTGGCCTCACCAGATGCGGCCGACGCTATCGCCATAACATTCGCATACCCCGTGGCGCACCGCGAGGCGCGGCCGATGGACAACAGACGCCGGGTCAGTTATGGTGGGGCGATTTCCTCCGGTTGGATGGCCTCTTGATGGCTAGAAAATCTGTTTCCTTATCTGTTGGCCGTGGTGAGAAGCTGTCCACCAAGGCGGGCGCTGGCCTGACCGCGAAGGGCAGGGCGCGGTATAACGCGGCGACGGGGAGCAAGCTGAAGGCTCCGGCCCCTAACCCCAAGACTGAGGCTGACAAGGGCCGGAAGGCGTCATTTTGTGCGAGAATGTCCGCCGTAGCGGCTAAGGCTAAAAATGGCGAACGGGCCAAGGCTAGCCTCAGGAGATGGAAATGCCCGTAAAGAAACCCGGAAGCCCCGGATTGTATGCTGCAATCCACGCCAAACGGGCGCGCATCAAGGCCGGCTCGGGCGAGAAGATGCGCAAGCCGGGCGTAGCAGGCGCACCGACCGCCAAGGCGTTCAAGCAGTCCGCCAAGACGAGGAAGAAGTAATGGCGAATACTAAGCCAATCGGTGTCGCTTATGAAGATCAAGATATTATTGGCGCAACGACTGTATCGGCCACTAATATCCTGTCAACAGGGCAGATCGGGTATGCGGCCGGCGCATATGGAAATGTGACGCAGCAGAACAACAAGACAACAGCGGTGACGGTCAACGCATCGTCAGGCCAAATCATTACGGCTAATTCACAACTTGCGCCTAGTGCTAACGCGCTGTTTAAAGTAAACAATAACGTTGTATCTTCTAAAGATGTGGTAATTGTCAGCCCTGCAACGGGCGGCACAAACGGGGCCTATAACGTATTTATAACATCTATTGACGATGGGTTTTTTTACATTGAGATTAAGAACGTAACGAACAACGCCTATTCTGAATCAATCCGCCTTAACTTTGCAATCTTACATACGGTGACATAACATGCCTCTAGTCAAAAGCACCAGCAAAGAAGCCTTCCGTAAGAACGTAAAGGCTGAGATGAAGGCTGGAAAGCCGCAGAAACAGGCAGTTGCGATTGCCTACTCGACCAAGCGCGCGGCGGCAAAGAAGCCGGCGATGAAAGGCAAGTCCAGTGGCTGCAAGTGATGTCAGGGACGCCGGCAAGGTAGCCAGCGCCGACGAGGGCGACGACCGCCTGTCGACGCTGCGGCACCGCTTTACCGTGGCGATGTCCGCCTACAGCGACACCCGCGAGGACGAGCTGGACGATCTGCGGTTCATGGCGGGCTCGCCGGACAACCAGTGGCAGTGGCCGGCGGACGTGCTGGCGACGCGCGGCTCGGTGCAGGGGCAGACGATCAACGCGCGGCCATGCCTGACGATCAACAAGCTGCCGCAGCACGTCCGGCTCGTGACTAACGAGCAGCGGCAGAACCGGCCGCAGGGCAAGGTCATCCCGGCCGACGAGAACGCGGACCCGGCGGTCGCCGAGGTGTTCGACGGCATCATCAAGCATATCGAGTATTTGTCCGACGCGGACGTGGCCTATGACACGGCCTGCGACAATCAGGTCACATACGGCGAAGGCTATATCCGCCTGATAACGGAATATTGCCGCGAGGACTCGTTCGATCAAGACATTAAAATTGTCCGGGTCAGGAACAGTTTCAGCGTCTACATGGACCCGATGATTCAGGATCCGTGCGGGTCGGACGCGGAATGGTGCTTTATCACGGAAGACATCGCCAAGTCGGAATATGAGCGGCTATACCCGGACGCGACGCCGATCTCGACGATGATGGCGCAGGGCGTCGGCGACCAGTCGCTGAGCATGTGGCTGACGCAGGAGACCATCCGCATCGCGGAGTATTTCTACGTCGAGCATAAAAAGGCGACGCTGAACCTTTACCCGGACAACATCACGGCATTCGACGGCACGCCGGAGGACAAGCGGCTAAAGTCAGCCTATGGCAAGCCGCTGCGCAGCCGGCAGAGCGACCGCCGGCAGGTGAAATGGGTCAAGACCAACGGTTACGAGATCCTCGAAGAGCGGGATTGGGCGGGCAAATGGATCCCGGTCGTCCGCGTCATCGGCAACGAGTTCGAGGTCGACGGCCAGCTTTACATCTCCGGTCTGGTGCGCAACGCGAAGGACGCGCAGCGCATGTATAACTACTGGGTCAGTCAGGAAGCAGAAATGCTTGCGCTGGCCCCGAAAGCGCCCTTCATTGGCTACGGCGGCCAGTTCGAAGGCTATGAGATGCAGTGGAAGACGGCCAATACGAACAACTGGCCGTATCTGGAGGTCAACCCGGATGTTACTGACGGAGCTGGAAGCCCTCTGCCGCTGCCCGAGCGCGCTCAGCCGCCTCTGGCGCAAACCGGCCTCATACAAGCGAAAATGGGTGCTGGCGAAGACATTAAATCGACAACGGGTCAATACGACAGTTCAATTGGTGCGACCAGTAACGAAAGAACGGGTCGTGCTATATTGGCACGCGAGCGGCAGGGCGACACGTCAACCTTCCATTATGTAGACAACATGAGCCGCGCGGTGCGCTATATCACGCGGCAGATGGTCGACCTTATCCCGAAGATCTACGACACCCAGCGCGTCGCGCGGATCGTGGGTATCGACGGCGAAGTCGGGATGGTCAAGATTAACCCGAGCCAGCCCGAGCCGGTGCGGATTATCAAGGATCCGATCACGGGCGAGACCATCGACAAGATCTACAATCCAAATGTCGGTCTGTATGACGTGATGGTCACGACCGGCCCGAGCTACATGACCAAGCGGCAGGAGTCCATGGACGCGATGGCGACCATCCTCCAGTCCAACCCGCAGCTCTGGACGGTCGCGGGCGATCTGTTCATCAAGAACATGGATTGGCCGGGGGCGCAGGAGATGGCGGCTCGCTTCGCCAAGATCCTCGATCCGAAGGTGCTGGAAGGCTCTGACGAGTCGCCTGAAGCGCAGATGATGCGCGCTCAGATGAACGACATGGCCAACCAGATGGAGCAGGTTACGGCTATGGTCGGTCAGCTTCAGCAGTCCTATGACATGCAGAAGCTCCAGATCGACCAGCAGAACAGCCAGATCAAGGCTTACGAAGCCGAAACAAAGCGGATTCAGGCCACGCAGCCGGCCATGACGCCCGAGCAGTTACAAGATATTATTCAAGGAACTGTAGCTGCGGCGCTGGACATGGGCGACATCGTGCCGTCTATGCCGCAACAGCAGATCTTACCGGGGTTTGAGCAATGAGCTGCGCTGATTTCATAGGTCAACTGTTTCTGGCGCGGGATGTCACGCATTCTGTCCATCTAAACACGCGGTCTTACGCCAAACATAAAGCGCTGGGCTCGTTTTATGGCAAGATTATAGATTTAGCCGATGATTTGGCTGAGATGTATCAGGGTCGACACGGCCTGATCGGGCCGATTACGCTGCATTCGGCTGAAAAAACAGCAAATGTCGTTGAATTTCTTGAAGATTCGCTGAAAAAGCTCGAAGATATGCGCTATAAGGTCTGTGACCGCGACGATACGGCCATTCAGAACACGATTGACGAGATTATCGGGCTTTATCTGTCGACTCTCTACAAACTCAAATTCTTGGCCTGACCATGCCGACAGTAAGCTACAACAAGTTCCAGCCGGCCATCGAGAACCTGTTTGAGAATATCAACGCAGGGTCTGATTCGTGGGCTATAAAGCTCGCCACAGGCGTGGACGCAGCGGCGGGCACGATTACTGAGGTCGCTAACGGAAACGGCTACTCGACCGGCGGCAACCCCGCCACGGTCGTGTCTGCGACGCAGACGGGCGGCACGTTCAAGCTGGTGCTGAACAGCCCGTCTACGTGGACGGCGACTGGCGCGGGCTTTTCCTTCCGATACGCGGTTCTGACCGACACGACGACCAGCACGAACGTAGCCTACTGGGACTATGGGTCGAGTCAGGCTGTGGCGGCGGCGGAAACGGTTACGGTTACGTTGGACGGGACTAACGGTGTATTTCAGGCGACGTGATGTCAGACAATATCCTCCTTCTGACGGAGGACGACAACTATCTGACCGCAGAGAACGGCGATTATCTGATCGCGGTCGTTCAATATCTGTTCACGGCGCAGAATGGGTCGTATGAGGTAGCCGGGCAAACCGCTACCTTGTTAAAAAGTAAGGTTCTATATGTTCTGAATGGGTCGTATGCGATTTCCGGGCAGAGCATAAACGTCACCTACGGGCACGTTCTGATCGCTTTGAACGGAGACTATTCAGTTGTTGGCAATAATGCTAGTATAACATACGTTGCCAACCCGGAACAGAAATATATAGAGCTAAGATCGTTCACGGAACGCAGGAGAATATAAGTGGCTACTACCCTGAAAGCGATTACCTCATGCTTGGGGTATCAGCAGCTTGAAACGCTTTCCGCCTCTACGGGCCTGACCGTTCCGACCCGCGATCCGTCGACCGGGCTGACCGCCAAGGCTAACTTCGCGCTGATTACGCCTGAATCGAAAGGTGTTCGGTGGCGGGACGACGGCGGCGCGCCGACCGCGACTGTCGGTATGCCGCTCGCGGCCGGGGTCACGCTCCAGTATGACGGCGATCTGACGAAGATCCGTTTTATTGAGCAGGAAGCCAGCGCCAAGCTCAACATTAGCTATTACGTCTGAGGCCGCTATGAACGTATCAAACGACGCCCCCACCATGGACTACGTCCAGTATTTTACGAAACAGCTTCCGCAAGATTTGGCCAAAATGGCCGAACTGCGGGACGAGCTGGCCAAGCGGCAGGGCGCGCTGAGCGCGGCTGAGGCGGCGCTGGCTGACCGTGAGAAAGCCAAGGTCGAGCTGGCGAACGCCAAGCTACAGGCGGCGTCTATCCTGTCGGAAGCAGAGGCTGACCGATCCGAGGCGCGTAAGCTGAAGGCTGACGCCGACGCGCGCGACAAGGACGTAGCCAAGCGCGAGAAGTCGTTCGAGAGCGTCGTAAAGACGCGCGAGCAGGCGGTCGCAGCGGCCGAGGCAGCGGTCAAGGTCCGTGAGGACGCGGTCAATGGCCGTGAGGCTCGCATGGCTGAGGCGCAGGGCAAGCTCGACGCCGAGCGTGTCGCGTTGGAGAGCCGCATCAAGGCATTTCAGGACCGCGTTGCGTCCTTCTGAGGATAGATAAATGGCCGACGTAAAGATCTCCGCTCTTCCTGCCGCCACGACTCCGCTTGGCGGCACGGAAGTCCTGCCTATCGTCCAGTCCGGCACCACCAAGAAGGTGTCTATTGCCGATGTGACGGCAGGGCGGGCAATGTCGGCGTCGAGCCTCACCCTTTCGTCGCCGCTCGGCGTCGCGTCTGGCGGAACCGGGCTCAACTCGCTAACTGCTGGCCGGATACCGTATGGCGATGGGACAAGCGCGTTTGGTAACAGCGCGAACCTGTTCTGGGACGCG